ATGCCATCCAATACACGCCTCCACACCGAACTCCTCATTACCGCGGGTGTCCGTGGGCTTGACCGTATCGACGCGGTCATCGAAGCCCTGCGCGCCGCCGGGCACAACACCGACCAGCTCACCGATGAATCCGCGCGGCTGCGCGCCGAGTGGGACAGCCTTGACCCGGAAGAACGCGCGCGCCGTCTGCGCAACCTCGCGGAAGCTACCAACCAGGCACGCGAAGATGCCGACCGCCTTGCTGACAGCGCCGAGCGCAATGTCGGCGCATTTGACCGCCTGAAAGGCGCGGTCATCGCCTTCGGCGCGGCGCTCGGCGTCGCCTTTGTCGCGGGGAAAATCAAGGATTTTTTTGGCGAGGCGGTCAGCGGTGCGGCAGATTTTGAGGCGCAGTTGTCGACGGTTAAAGCCGTCTCTGGCGCGTCTGCCGAGGAAATGGAAGCACTGCGTGCCGCCGCCGAGAAGATGGGCGCGGAGACCAAATACAACGCCACGGAAGCGGCGCAAGCGCTGGAAAATCTCGCCCGCGCCGGTCTGAAGAGCAGCGAAGCCATCGAAGCGCTGCCGTCGGTGTTGGCGCTGGCGCAGGGCAACGGCCTCGAACTCGCTGACGCCGCCAGCTACATCACGCAAACCGCATCCGGCATGGGGCTGGCGATGAGCGATGCAGCGCGTGTCGCTGACGTCCTCGCCAAGGCGGCATCCTCTGCCAACACCGATATCCAAGGCATGGGGCTGGCGATGAGCTATGCCGCCCCAACCGCCCACGCCCTCGGTCTTACCCTCGAAGAACCCGCTGCCTACATTGGTAAACTGGCCGATGCAGGCTTTGACGGCAGCCGCGCCGGTACGGCGATGGCGACGATGATGAGCCAATTCCAAAACCCAGCCAGCACCTTCCGCCGCGAGCTTGCCTCCATCGGTATCCGCACCAACGATTTCAGCCAGGCAATTCGCGAGCTGGCAGCGACCGGGCCGAAGGGACAGGCAGCCATTAGCGCGCTCGGTGAAGCGGCTGGTCCCGCCTTCCGCACGCTGGTCGGGCAAGGGATTGAGGCGGTCGATGAACTGAACAACAAGCTCAAAGACGCCACCGGCTTTGCGACCAAGCAGGCCAAGGAAATGGGCGACAACGTCGGCGGGGCATTTGCCGAGCTGGAAAGCGCATGGGATGCGGTCAAACTCAAGCTCGCCACGCCCATCCTCGAACCGCTGAAAAAGAAAATGCTGGAGCTGGCGGATGTTATCTCCGAACTGGTCGCCAGCGGCAAAATCGAAGACCTCGGCAAAAAAATCGCAGACACCTTTGAGCATGGTGCGGACGTGGTCATTCGCTTCGTCAAGGAGCTAGACTTTGGTGCGGCGGTGGACAAAGTCAGTAACGGGTTTGCCGTGCTACAAACAACCGGCGTGGCGCTCAACGGGGCATTTCAGGCGCTCTCCATCGGGCTGAACGGACTGAAGGCGGGCTTTGCGGCTATTGGTATCGTCCTCACCACCGTCATGCAGGTTGCCGCCAACGTCGCGCTCGGCATCCTTGGCGCAGGAGAGGCGGTGAGCGACTTTTTCGGCATCACTGACAGCGCCTCGAACAGCATGCTGGAGCGTCTCTCCAGCCTGAACGAAGTTGCCAACAACGCGCGCGGCGCGCTGCTGGAGGTCATCAACAACGCGGGCGAATCCATCCGCGCCAGCGGAGAATCCATTGCAGGCACCGCGCAGGATGCCGCCGAGAAAGCCAGTACCTCCCTTGCCCAAATCCCACAAGCCACTGCCGACGCCGTAGAAGCAGCCAAGCAGCCGATATTGGGCTTTGCCCAAGTTGCCATTGATGCCGCGCGTGAAGTCACGGACACAGCCATCACCGAAGCGGACAAACAAACCAAAGCCGCTGTCGACGCCGCGCAGCAAACCAAAACGGCGCAAGAGCAGGCGGCGGAGGCGGCGAAGAATGCGTTTGCGGACATCGGCGTTGACCTCGATGAAGTCTTTACCGGCGTCTCCGCGAAATCCAAAAAAGCGATGAGCGACTACACCTATGCGGTGCAGCAGGCGATGGATGCCGGTTTGGATGCGACCGCCGCGGCCCGTGCAGGCTTTGAAGCGTTGGCAGCGAAAATCTCGTCGCCAGAAGAATGGGCAGCGCTGAAACAGCAACTGACGGACAGCGGCGTGGCGATGGACAAGCTGACGCAAGGCCAGCTCAAACGCATGGCTGACGGCATCAAAGGCCTGCCGGATGCGGCGGCAACCGCAATGGATGCGCTCAAAGAACGACTCAACAGCGCCGACCTCGGCGGATTGGAACGCATCGGCACTGAAGCCAAAGCGGCCTTCGCCGCGGGGGAACTCTCCGCCAAACAGTACGCCGACATCCTCGACCAAATCAAAAGCAAAACCGAGGAGCTGCGCGCCAAAACCGCCAAAATCGGCGAAACCGCCACGCAGGCGCATGGACAAGCAGCGCAAGCGGCACAAGAACACGCCGCCGCACAGAAAAAAGAAGCCGAAGCCAGCGAACAGGCCGCTGAAGCCACCGGAAAAAAGGCGCGCGCAACCATGACACTCTACGACGCCTCAAAACTTAACGCCGAGGCCATCGGGTTGGTCGATGACGCCATCAACAGCATGGTGACCAGCCTGGGACACATGGATGCCGACGACTACCTGCGCAAGGTGGCGGCGATGTCGCAGGTGGGACAGCAGTACGTCGCCGATGTGCAACGCGCCGAGAAGGCGACCGAGCTCCTCAACCAGCGTACCAGCGACGGCACCGTCTCCATGCAGGACATCGCCCGTGCCGCACAGGCCGCGCACTCCAATATCGCGGCGCTGGACAGCACCACCTTGCGCAACCTCAACGCCAGCATCGACGCCGCCAAAAAGAGGCTCGAAGACCTGCAACAGCAGGCCAAAGACACCGCCGCCGATCTTGATGCCGAACTGGCGCAGCTCAAGGGCGACGACACGAAAACCGCGAAGCTGGAGCAGCAGCGCAAGCTGCGCGAGCTGGAGGGCAAGCTGCAAGAGGCGCGAATCCGTGGCAACGCCGAAGAAATCCGCCAGTACGAGCGCGCCCTCGAACTGCAGCGGCAAATCGGCGCCGAGAAGGCGCGGCAGGCGGCGGACAAGAAAGCCGAGGCGGCAGCGCGCGCGCAGGAATCGCGCAGCCGCAGCAATGCCAGCACGCGCAGCAGCACAAGCAGCGGCGCCGTCGGCCAGGCGGGCGACATCAGCCCGCAGCAGGTGGTCAATGCCTTTGACGACCGCGCCAGAGACCTGCTCAAAAAAGAGGGCGCGCAGGAATTTGCCAATCAACTCATTAACGCCGCCAAACGGAGCCCGCGATGACACCTTGGACACTCACCCGCAAAGACAACAACGCCACCCTCGAACTACCGGCCGACATGCGCTGGCGTGACGAGTTTGACTGGCAAGCGCTGGCGCAGTCGCAGGTGCAATACAGCCTCGGCGGCAGCGCCATCATCCAGCAGGGGACGATGCTCGCCGGACGTCCGGTCACTCTCGGCGGCGAGTGGATCTGGCTGCCACGTGCCACGCTGCTGACCCTCGCCGCCTGGGCGGACGTGCCGGAGCTGGAAATGACCCTCGCCCACCCCGACGGGCGGCAGCTCAACGTCTGTTTTGCCCGCCCGGCGCTCTCTGACCTGACCCCGGTCGTCTACCGCGCCCCCGAAGACGGCACGGCGCAGTACGAGGCGCCGACCATCCACCTGATGACCATTTGAGACCGAGTATCACATGACCAAACGCCATACCGAACTGACTCAACAAGACCTGCGCTTTTATCCTACTGAAGACTTGACCGACAGCGACAACGGCGGCGGGCTGATGGTGCGCGACCCACTCACCGGCGCCGACAACGAGCTGTTTACGCCAATCAGCGACCAGGCACGCACCCTGGGACAATTTAACGCGCGCAGCGTCCACGCAGCGGTGCGCGTGCCCTCACGTGCCAAACTGGGCGGGGCGCACGTCATCATCAGCAAGCCCGCCAAAGCGGGTAACGTCAGCCACCTGCTCTATCGCGGCGTCAAGTACGGCGAGCGACGGCGCGACATCATCAAGCGCATCGCTGCCTATGCGGTAGCCACGATTGAATCGCGGATGACGCTGCTCTCGACGCAATCGCTCGGCAGTCGCATCGTCCAGGCCTACCAGCGCACCGACGAGCCGCTGCCACAGGTGGGCGACGTCTATTGTCTGCGGCAGGACAAGCGCGGCTACCCGGAGGTGGAGCAATACATCCAGGTCATCCGCGTTTCTTCTCTTAACCGCACCTTTACTGATGTGGCGACGGGCAAGGATTTTGTGCGCACTGTGGTCAAGCTGGAGCTGTCCACCGCGCTGACGTCCGATTTTGTCGGCGTCGATTATCCGTCCATCGGTTATGCCGACGCGCCGTGCAAACTGCGCGAGACGCATATCGCCGACGGCGCGCAGTATTACGGGGTCAAGCCGCTGGCGGCGGCGATCAAGGCAGGCGTGCAAACCCTGCGTGTACCGTCGCTGATGGAAAAGCTCGTGCCCACCTCGCAGGTGGAGACCTCGCTCACCGACCTCACCGCCGCCGGGCAACAGCAGCTCATCTTTGACGCCGCCAGCGGCGAGAGCGTGCTGACGCGCAATATGGCGCTCAACGACGCGGCGGTGCTGTATGCGGGCAACGCCATCACCCCCGGCAGCGTCCGCCTCGTCATCGGCGCCATGACCATCAACGACCGCGGCGGCACCCTCTACAGCGGCGACCGGGCGGTCGGTACGGTGGATTACGCCAGAGGCGAGCTGCGCTTTACCGAGACGGTCGCTTATGGCTGGTGGACGCTGTACTTCCGCCCGGCGGCAGAATTTTTGCAGGTGGCGGATACCGCCAGCATTGGTATCGCCATCAACAACCGCAGCTACAACTACAGCATGACCATTTTGCCGGTGCCTGCCCCCGGCTCGCTGATGGTGAGCTACCGCGCGCAGGGTCGCTGGTACGACCTGCGCGATGACGGCTCCGGCGCCCTGCGCGGCGGCTCGGCGGGACACGGCAGCGGCACCCTCAACTACCGCACCGGCACCGTGGCCGTCACCTGCGGCGAGATGCCGGACGTCGGCTCCGAGGTGCTGTTTGCCTGGGGCAGCGCCGCCACCGTCCACAACCGCGCCGACAGTGTACCGGCGGCGACGATGCTGATTGCGACCGAGGCCGGGCTGGCGCCCAACACGGTCAAACTCTCGTGGACGGACAACGGCGCCGCCAAAACGGCGCAGGACGACGGCGCGGGCAACATTACCGGCGCGTGGACGGGGACGGTCGATTACCGCAGTGGCGACATCACCCTCACTAGCTTCGCGGGCGGTGAGCAGCGGCTGGATGTGAAGGTGGATTACAGCGTCGGCGAGCCACAAAAGGCCGAATGGAAGGCGCCTGCACGCGACGGCAGCGGCAACGTCAACCTCACCCTCGGCCAGACGCAAATCAAGCCGCGCAGCGTGGAGCTCACCTACAACGTGCTGATTGAGGACTACGACACCAAAGTGCAGGCGGGCGAGGCCTACACCCGCCAGGTGGACCCCTATGTGACCGTGCGCGACGACGGCGCGGGCGCGCTCCGCGATGCCGGTGGCGTCAGCCGTGGCACGATTAACTACACGACCGGCGTCATCAAACTTAAGCCGGACGCGGTCGTCAAAATCCCCAAAGCCATCTACCGCAAACAGCCGATGGGCGAGGAGATAGTCTCCACCCAAGGCACCACGCAGACGGTCAAACCGCTCTACCGCACAGTATTTGCGGGATATGAGTACGTCGATGCGCTCGCCGCCGCGCCGATTGATGACAGCTTTGTCGTCACCGCCAAATTCCGCGCGCAGCAGAGCGAGGACGCGCGCAGCAAACAGGCAACCAGCGGCGTGCTGCGCATCGACCTGTTACCGACCCTGGCCGAACAAATCGTCCCCGGCAGCGTGCGCTTTGCCATCGGACAAGAGACCTACCTTGACCGTCGTGGCGAAATCTACTGGCGGCTCGATGCGGCGACCGGCGCCGCCAGTCGCATCGGCAGCATCAACTACGAGACCGGCATCGTCACCATTGAGCAGGCACCGGCGGGCGCGCCGGTCTTGCAGGCACTCGCTGGCACCGTCTCCGCCAACCCGGTCGATGCGGCGGTGTGGCGCATCCCGTCTGCGCCCATCCGCCCCGGCTCGCTGCAAATCACCGCCACCCCGCTCACCGGCGGCCAGCTCAACGTCCGCGCCGACAACGACGGCAAGCTCTCCGGCGGCAACGTCGAGGGCAAAATAGACTACGAGACCGGGGTGGTGCGCGTCCGCTTTGGCAAGTGGGTCGTGGCAGCGGGCAACGAGGGCAAATACTGGTACAACGCCGATGCGGTGCGTGACGACGGCAAGATTTGGAGACCGGAACAGGTCTATGCCGACACCATCCGCTACAACGCGGTGAGTTACGCCTACCTGCCGCTGGACACCACCGCCATCGGCATCGACGCGGTGCGCCTGCCCGCCGATGGCCGCGTGCCGATATTCAGGCGCGGCGACATGATTGTCATTGGTCATCGCCTTGAGGACAACCTCGGCAGCGCGCACAGCGCGGGCAAGACGGTGCAACTGTCGCGAGGCGACCTCGACAGCATCTGTTTGCGCGACGCCAAAAATCAGGCCATCGAGGCCAAATGGTGGGATTACGACCTGCAGGCGGGGACGATTACCTGGGCAACACCGCTCGACCTCTCCGCCTACACCATGCCAATTACTGCCCACCACGCGCGGGAGGAGGAGAATCGCATCATGGTGGCCGACATCGACGGCACACTCAGCCTGCAATTCCCGACCGGGCGCGACTACCCCGCCGAAGACACCTACATCTCCAGCGCACTGATTGGCGGCGACCTCGAAGTACGCCACAGCCCGCCGTTCTCGCAAAAACTCTTTGACAACGTCTGGAGCGATGACCCACGCGGCGACGTTATTACCGCCAAACTCAACCTCAAGGACTACCCGCTCGTCCTCACCGACGACGGCGCCACCACCGACCGCTGGGCGATAGTCTTCCGCGACGGCACCCAGTTTGATTTGTACTCGGAGGCGCTCGGCTTCGTCGGTCGCTTTGACACGACGAGCGACCTCGCGCCGATTAACGCCGCCACCGGCAAGCCCTACTTCACCCTGCGCAAGGGCGCGTTCGGGGTGCAAAACGGGGCGACGCCGTGGGCGGCGGGCAACTGCGTCCGCCTCAACACCTGGGGCACGCACCTCGGCGTGTGGATACTGCGCGCCGTACAACCCAGCGCGCAGAAGCAAACCGAGACCGACGGCTTCAGCATCTGCCTGCGCGGCAACACGGTGGAGGTGTAACCGACACCTCCCCCCCTCCCCCCGTGGGCGGGTACCCACGCAAAATGCAGCCGCATTTTGCGTGGGGCCCGGAGGAGGGGACGGGGGTGGGGTTCGCCCGCATACCGCCGATAACGAATAGCCAACCACATCAACACAAGGAACCCTCATGCTCGACATCAACGACTACCAACCCTATAACCTCTACACCTCATGGGACGACGGCGCCCCGGCATTGACCCATGAGGCGCACAGCGCGCAGGTCATCCTCAAGGCCTGCCTGGTGGAGGGGTACGGCAACAAGCGCGCGGCGGGCTGGGATATGCCCGACGACGACATCAACGGCAAAGGCTGGCGCAGCTTTAGACCGCGCGGCATCAACGACACCGGTTGCACCTACCGCATCAGTGATGACAGCGCCACCGCCTTTACCCTGGAGGCCTACCACAAGGACAGCCCGCTCGCCTTCGCGCGGCGCCGCATCAGCAAGACCATGTACAACGTTGGCGCAACCAATCCCGCCTGGATACTGCTCGCCAATGACGAGAGCTGCTGGTGGATGATACAAACCGACGCGGGGCGGCCCTACTATGCCGTCATCTACTTCGGCAACCGCTACTCGACCGCAGCGCCCTACCGCGCCGGATGTATTTTTGTTGGCGAGGAGGGATATTTTGAGAGTAATTACAGCATCTATGCGATGTCGCTCAAGGACGCCGACGGCAACAGCAGCCGCGCGCTGCGCCTCTTTGCCAACAGCAACGGCTACGCCGTCGGCGCCGAGCGCATCTACTACCCGCAGCCATTTGTCAACGACACCGACAACAGCGTCAGCATCTTTTTGCCCGGCCTGATGACGGGACCGGGCAAACTAACCGCCCCGCCAGCCAACCCCGGCTACATCGCCACCCCACATCCGGCGGGCGACATCATCAACGTCATCACCGCCTGGGGCGGCTCTAACGAGAGCGCCTGGGCGCTGGGGCGGACACTATGATAGCCACCATGCGCAACTGCCCGCAGCACTTTGGCGGCGCGGGCTACCTCGCCGGTACCGACGAGGGCATCGTCACCGCAGGCGGCACGCCAGCGGTGCGGCGGGTGTACCTCTACTACAACCACCGCCTCATCCGCGAAACAACGAGCAACGCCGAAGGGCATTACGCCTTTTTGTGCCTCGACCCGGCGCGGGAGTACCTGATTATGGCGCGCGACTGGATGCGCCATTACGAGCCGGTCGCCTACGACAACGTGCGCCCGGCGACCAACATCACGCCGCAAGAGCAATGGCGGCTGTGGCAATCATGGCGGACGGCGCAGCCGTAGGGTGGGGCTTGCCCCACCGCCGATAACGAATAGCCCACGAAACCCATGAGCCAACCCGACCGCATCGCCCTGCCGCTACGCCTGCCGTGGCAACGGCGCGACGGCGCCCGCCTCGCCCTGCCATTGGGAGAGAGCGGCAACATCCCGCCGCCGCCACCCAAAGCGAAGACCGTGCGCATCAGCAGTTGCAGCGGCGCGCGCGTCGCGCCGACGCTGGACGTCAGCGCCTGCCTGACCGCGTTGGGACAACCGGCACTCGCCAGCGGCTGCCTGCCTGCGACCATCACGCCGATGCAGGACATCGCCCTGTGCCAGCGCCACGCCATCCGCCCGGTGCCGAGCCTGGGCAACTGCCAGACGACGCGCATCAGCATCGCCTGGCGCATCGCCAGCTGCCAGCGCATCCACATCGGCGGCTACCCGGCGCTGGCCAACTGTACCCGCCCGCAGACCACGCCCGCGCCCGCAGTCAAACAGTGCCTGCCCGCCACAACACAGGCGGCGCCTGCCATCAAGGGCTGCGCCACGCCGCGCATCCGCATCGCGCCGCTGCTGGTGAGCTGCACCCGGCAACACGGCTGGAGCCTGTCGCTGCGCGGCTGCCAC